AAAAGCATGGTAAACCTCTATATAATCTGATTAAAGATAATGCACACGAAAGGCGAAAAGTTTTTTATGTCTCAGGGGATGTAGAAACAGCAGACAGGGAAGCCATACGTAAAATTGTAGAGAAACAAAAGAATGCAATTATTGTGGCTAGTCTTGGCACTTTTAGTACTGGTATTAATATTCGTAATTTGCATAACATCATATTTGCTAGCCCGTCAAAGTCACAAATCAAAGTATTACAAAGTATCGGACGAGGATTAAGAAAATCAGATGATGGATCAACGACTAGCTTATATGATATTGCAGATGATTTGCACTGGAAAGGAAGAAAAAACTACACGTTAATGCATAGCGCAGAACGTATTAGAATATACTCAAGAGAATCTTTTAACTATAAAATATACGAGATAGAATTTAAAACATGACCGATCAAGAAATAATTCAATTAAAATTATCAAGCGGCGAAGAAGTTTTATGTGAAATCGTTCAATGGGATGATGATCACAATGCTACTATACTTGCTAAAAATGCATTTGAGATAGTGTTCTTACAATCTCCAACAGGAGCTATGAGGTTATGTACTCTTCGACCTTTTATGGTTGGACAGATTGAAGAAGGATATAACATTGCACTCAATGGAGACTTAATTGTTTCACAAGCAAGTCCGACCCGAGAAATATTAAATAATTATCGTGACACGTTACAAGAATATTTAAAATTTAATCAGGGTCCAACAGATGAAGAATTAAAAGAGATAGAAAAAGAAGAGGCTATAGAAAATATTATACATTTTCCTGTAGATAAAAGTAAGTTACACTAGGTACCTCACCCACCTCAAAAACCTCTTTATTATTATACCACATCCAGCCGGTTTGTACACAGTTTTTTTTGCTTTTTTTAAAAAAAATTTAGTGTACATCGCCATAAAAATATAGTATGATATATGTGAAAGGACAAGTTATGGCAAGAACTAAACGTCAAAGTATTCACTACGTAAATAATGCAGACTTCTCAGCTGCCGTTGTTGAATACGTCAAAGAAGTTAGAAAAGCTAAAGCAAAAAATGAGCAGCTACCTATTGTAACAGATTACATAGCAGAGTGCTTTCTCAAAATAGCGGAAGGCTTATCTCACAAATCGAATTTTATTCGGTATACTTATCGTGAAGAGATGGTAATGGATGCCGTTGAGAATTGCTTAAAGGCAATTGAAAACTATAATTTAGAAACCGCAACAAGAACTGGAAAACCAAATGCATTTGCATATTTTACTCAAATCACGTGGTATGCATTTCTCCGTCGTATTGCTAAAGAGAAAAAGCAACAAGACATCAAACTCAAATATCTCACTAGTTCGGGATTAGAAACTTTTATTGAAGTAGAGGGTGATACACTTGCAAATACAGTTGCTCAACAATTTGTAGACTTCCTTAAAGATCGTATAGATAAAGTAAAAGCTACAGATGATGCAGTCAAAGAATTTGTTAAGAAAGAAAAACGGAAAAAACGTGAGCAAAAAGCTGATTCTGATTTAAGTGAATTTTTACAATGAAGGTAGCAATTATAAATGACACTCACTGTGGCGTTCGCAATTCTTCTGACATATTTCTCGATAACGCAGAGAAATTTTACTCAGATGTATTTTTTCCTTATCTTTTGGAAAACAATATTCGTCATATCGTTCACCTGGGTGACTTCTTCGATAATAGAAAATTCATTAATTTCAAGTGTATTAATCGGATTCGGAGTTGCTTCCTTAAACCGTTACGACAGCACGGCATTACAATGGATATCATTCGTGGCAATCATGACGTATACTTTAAGAATACTGGTGAACTAAATAGTCTAAAAGAATTACTTGGACATTATATGAATGAAGTCCATATTATCCATGAACCAACTGTTATGGATTATGATGGATTAAAAATGGCATTAGTCCCATGGATCGATGCTGAGAACGAAGAACGTTCTATAAAGTTTATCAAAGAATGTAAAGCCGATATTATGGGTGGACACTTTGATATTATTGGTTATGAAATGATGAAAGGCATCAAATGTGAACATGGTCTAGACAGATCATTATTCAAACGGTTCGAAGCCGTATACTCAGGACATTTCCATACAAA